GGTTACCTCCCATTTTTTTATGGAAAGAGATAAACTTAAACTGATAGTAAGGAATCTAAAACTGTTGGTTGAAGCTCTTGAATCAGAAGTATATTCAGATCCTGGTGCTTACACTGACAAACGGGAGAACTTTGATGATCCTATCCCTTACCCTGTAGCAGATTACGACGAAGTATTTAATGACGATGACGGATACCCTGACTAAACTGATTAGTGTCACCCCAGATGCAGAGAAACACATGGCCTACTGTGCCCGTGTGAGCAACCCAGCAAACCAGGAGAATGAAAAGTTCTCTGGTCTGCTCAAGTATTGTGTGAAGCATCAGCACTGGAGTATCTTTGAGCAGGCATACATGACCTTGGAGTTGAACACTACTAGGGGCATAGCAGCTCAAGTGCTGCGCCACCGTTCGTTCACATATCAAGAATTTTCACAACGTTATGCTGATTCTTCCCTACTCGCGGAGGAGATCCCTCTACCTGAACTACGCAGGCAAGACACCAAGAATCGTCAGAATTCTATTGATGATATTGACCCGTTTGTCCGTCAAGAGTTTCAGATCAAAATGCAGAAACACTTTGAAGAGGGAATGAAACTCTACAAAGAGATGCTTGATGCATCAATCGCAAAGGAGTGTGCTCGCTTTGTGCTTCCCCTAGCATGTCCCACAAAAATCTACATGACCGGTTCAGTGCGCTCATGGATTCATTACATCGATTTGCGTTCTGCAAATGGTACACAGAAGGAGCACATGGACATTGCTCTGGGTGCTAAGAAGATCTTCTGTGAAGAGTTCCCTGCCGTTGCGGAAGCAATGGAATGGATTTAATAAATATTAGAAAAGGATTGAACGTTTATGCCAACGTACCCTGTTATTAATAAGAAGACAAAAGAAACAAAGACTCTTAGCATGACAATGAAAGAGTATTGTGATTGGAAAGATGAAAACCCAGATTGGGACAAGGACTGGTCACAAGGTTGTGCAGGAATCGATACAGAGTTTAGATGGACAGGAGAGGCAAAGTCTAGTGGTTGGAACGAAGTTCTGGACCGTGCATCCAAACAACCGGGTGCCACGGTTCGGAAAAATCGTGACTACTCCTTCTAACTCTAAACTCAGCTTATGCCCGCAAAAAGAAAGTCTCAAACACCAATTGTCCCATTCGGGATGTCCAACAAGCACATGAAAAGAAAGAAACCAATCAACTCAGATTTAATGAGGAAGATTGAACCCCTGACTCAGAATCAGGAGGAACTCTTCCGATGCTATAAGAACGATCAAAATCTTGTAGCATATGGTGCAGCAGGTACGGGTAAGACTTTTATTACCCTCTACAATGCTCTGAAAGATGTCTTGGATGAAAAGACACCTTATGAGAAGATCTACCTTGTTAGATCTCTTGTAGCAACCAGAGAGATTGGTTTCCTACCTGGAGACCATGAGGACAAGTCGTCACTTTATCAGATTCCATATAAGAATATGGTAAAGTATATGTTTGAGATGCCCACAGATTCTGACTTTGAGATGCTCTATGCTAATCTCAAAAATCAAGGAACCATCAGTTTCTGGAGCACATCTTTTATTCGTGGCACAACTCTTGACAATGCTATTATTATTGTGGATGAGTTTCAAAACTTGAACTTCCACGAACTTGATAGTATCATTACAAGGATTGGACAGGACTCTAAAATTATGTTCTGTGGTGATGCTACTCAGTCCGACCTTGTTAAATCTGCAGAGAAGAATGGAATTGCAGACTTCATGAGAATTCTTAGAACGATGCCATCCATGGACATTATTGAATTTGGTGTTGAGGATATCGTTCGTTCAGGACTCTGTAAAGAATATCTAATTGCAAAAATGGAACTTAATTTATGACCTTTATTCATCATAATTTTCTCGGTGATCTTGAACTAAACAAAAAAGAAACCAACGGTATCCGTCTCTACAATCTTCCAAATGGAGAATGGGTGCCTTCCATTACGTCTGTAACTTCTTTCTACAACCGACAGATTTTTGCTAAATGGAGAGCAAGAGTTGGTATCGAAGAAGCAAATCGTATTACCAAGAAAGCAACCAGTCGTGGAACAGACTTTCACGCAGCAACTGAACTCTACATGTTGAACAAAGAAATAGACTGGGATGAGTTTAAACCTCTGACCAAGTTTATGTTTCATCATGCTAAGCCATATCTGGACAAGATAAATAATATACACGCCATAGAAAGGACACTCTATTCTGAGTACCTTGGTCTAGCAGGTAGAGTTGATTGTATTGGCGAGTATGAAGGCGAACTAGCAGTCATAGATTTTAAGACCTCTGAAAAGATCAAACCAGAAGCATGGTTAGAGAACTATTTCGTTCAGGAAATGTTCTATGCTTCTGCTTACTATGAGTTAACTGGAATTCCTGTCAAGAAATTAATCACTATCATGGTCACACCTGGTGGTGATGTCAAGGTGTTTGACAAAAGGAACAAAGAGGATTATATTAAACTTCTAGTTCGATACATTAAAGAATTTGTACATCACAATACTGGGTCAGAGAATGGGGAATGAACTAGAGAAAGCACTAGAGAATAAGTTTTTCTGTCCCTCTCGTTTTGCACAAGAGATTGAAACTCTTGTCCTTAATGATGAGAAGATGAGTTATATTGATGCCATCATTCACTTCTGTGAACAGAATAACATTGACTTAGAATCAGTCCCTAAACTAATTTCTAAACCTCTGAAAGAGAAGATTAAGTATGAAGCTCAGGAACTTAATTTTCTGAAGAGAAGTTCCCGTGCCAAATTGCCCCTTTAATTCCATTTTAGGGTGAAAAAATTTCCGGCAAAAATTTGACCATATTACTTTTTTCATGATGCCGTTTGATGCCTATAAACAATACCTCTCTTTGAAGAATCACTTTACCAAAGAGAAGTATGACTACCACAAGTATTGTGGAAAGAGTCGTGCGACGGTGCAATCTTTCTATAAAAGGAAAGATCGTTTCTGGTTTGAGAAACTAGCACGAAACAAAGACGACAAAGAAGTAATAGAGTTCTTCGTATCTAACTTTATCACCTGCACTGATCCAAGTAAGCTTTGGATAGGAGAAATGATAAGAGAGGGTGAAGGTAGATACACTTCATGGAAGAAAAGAACTCAGTCACTTTCATATCTCTTCAAGGAAGAAACAGAGTCCATCTTTTCAGATGGTAACTTTGATGATATGTTTTCTATGGAAGGATCTAGTCATCCACAGATTCTTAAAGAATATCTGAGAGATAATATCTCCATTGAAACCTTTGTAATCCTTGATAGGATTCTAGGTTTCAGACAGGACTGGGATAATAAACTATCTGATCCAGTGTGGGAAACCGTCAGTATGAGAATGAAGAAATATTCACCCTTCCTAAATATTGAGGTATCTCGTTATAAAAAAATTCTTAAACAGGTTGTATTAAGGTAATGAGTTTTTTCGATTCCGATGTAGTCCGTGCAGAAATGACGGAGATAAGTGAGTTGCAAGAGGATGTTTATCGTAACGTCTTCAAGTTCCCCTCTATGAATAAAGAGGAGAAAAAGTTTCATGTAGGTATGTTGGAAAGACTTCTTGATAAACAGAGAATTCTTTATACTCGTCTGAGTTTATCAGATGATCCCGAAGCAAAAATGATGAAGGATCGCATTGTCGAATCCGCAACTATGATGGGTCTCCCACCCGATTCTGACATGAACACTGTCTTCAGTAACATGGCAAAAATGCTTGAAGTGATGAAGGATCAGATTGACAAGTCTGGTTCTGACCTGTAGAATACAGAGGTACACACAAGCCAAATCCGTACAAATCCGAGGTAATCCGAATGTCATTCGCAAATCTTAAGAAGCAATCTTCGCTTGGTTCGTTGACTTCCAAACTGGTTAAGGAAGTTGAGAAGATGAACAATACCAGTGGCGGTGGAGATGACCGTCTCTGGAAACCTGAAATGGACAAGACTGGCAATGGTTATGCAGTCATCCGTTTCCTGCCCGCACCAGATGGAGAAGAACTCCCTTGGGCAAAGATGTACTCCCATGCCTTCCAAGGTCCTGGTGGTTGGTACATTGAGAACTCCTTGACCACTCTGGGTCAAAAGGATCCTGTGTCTGAGCACAACCGTGAACTCTGGAACAGTGGTCTCGACTCTGACAAGGACACTGTTCGCAAACAGAAACGCAAACTGTCCTACTATGCCAACATCTATGTTGTGCAGGACAAAGCAAACCCTCAGAACGAAGGTCAAGTCTTCCTGTACAAGTTCGGCAAGAAGATCTTTGACAAGATCATGGAAGCTATGCAACCTGAGTATGAGGATGAGACTGCCATCAATCCTTTTGACTTCTGGCAAGGTGCAAACTTCAAACTGAAACTGAAGAAAGTTGCAGGTTACTGGAACTATGATTCTTCTGAGTTTGCAGCACCTGGTGCTCTCCTTGATGATGACGATGCACTGGAAGCATTGTGGAAGAAGCAGTATTCACTGACTGCTCTCACTGCTGCTGATCAATTCAAGTCCTATGAGCAACTGGAAACTCGTCTGAAGATGGTCTTGGGACAGAAGTCCTCTTCACGTCCTCGCATTGATGAGGAACTGGAGGATGAGTCTGAAGGTCGTGGTTCTTTCACTCCTAACTTTGAGTCTAGCAAGCCTCCTGCTGCTGACTTCAATGCACCAGACATCACTCCTACCAAGTCTGCTGACTCTGATGAAGATGATGCTCTGTCCTACTTCCAGAAACTTGCTGAGGAATGATGAGATACAACCAGTTGTGCTTGACCCTTCTGGTTATCGCAGCATATATTAATCTACTGAAATAGTCTAATATTATCCCCACGCTTTAAGGATTCAGTCACATACTGACTGGATCCTTCTTTGTATGTCATGATAATTTCTAAATCATCTTTGACAACACCAAGATATCTGGGTCTCAAAATGAAAATATTTCTCTTATCATCTTGAATCTTTGCTTCATACTCGTAGTTTGTTACTGGAGTAACAGGAGAAACTTTGACAATTCCTGCCCCATCAAAATACTCTGTGGTATAATTTGAAGATACACGAAGTCCTGCTTGAACCATTATGATGTCATTGTTTGGATTTCTTACCTCATATGTTTCATAGTGATGAATATCATTTAACTTTTCATAACTTCCATACTTATCCAATAAGAAGTTATCAAAATCAAATTGTGTCATTGGCCATTCAGTCTGAATGTTAAGAATATTATTTGCTGCCAAGACTACCCAGTCAAGTGTAGAATCATTATATATTTCAAACGCAACATTATCAGGTCTATCGTTGTTGACGATTTGATACTTTTCAAAGTAAGCTAGATTTTCAAAAATGTCATCTCTAAGTTTTCCTTTTTTGAATAAATTTTTGACAGCAATGTAATCTGATATGTTAGCATCAGGTAGTCTGCTAACGTATTCAAGATTAGGAACTTTGCTAAAGTAATTTGACATCTTAGTAACCTATCTTTGCAGGTAAAGTATTTTGTAGTGCAGCATTCTCTGCAGGATCTTCTCTAAATGATGAGAATCCAGAGTCTTCGTCATCACGATAATCATCATTAAATACGGGTTCAAGTTCTTTGAGTGACATTGAAATTTTATATGCTGTCATTTCTCCACCAGCAAGTGTGCTGTAGTTTTGTTGTGGTGTATAATCTACAGCAAAATTAGTCATTGCACATTCTTTCATCTTTCCAATGAATGGATGCTCTTCATTAGTTCCACCTTTAATGAAATGAACTTGGAAAGTATGTGGTGACTTTAAAAATAAGTTAGATTCAGATCTGATAGGTGACATTCCTTGTTTGAAAAATCTTATGATTCTAACAATATCTTGTGCCTCAGATTTACTTCTAGGAGTTAAGTCAAACGTGAATGAAAATGGTCTCAGGGTTGGTTCTTGGAAAAGCAATTCAAGGTTTGGATTCAATATCATTCCACTCATTCTTGATAATAAATTTCTAGCACCAACAGCATTGCCTGCAAGAACTTCTTGAAGTGCTTTCTTTACATCTGTAGAATTTCCTGAAATTCTATCAGCAATTTTTCCTGCAGCGTCTTCAGGTTTTTCTTTAGAGGCACCTGTCATAGCTCTTGCTAACGAAGATGTCTGAATTTTCATTTCATCCATCTTATCAGGACCCCATACACATCCATTTTCATCTTTTATTCCACCAGGGATGGGTAAGGAAACACTTCCTAGAATAGTTCTACTGGATGACTCTCCTTTTGGACCAACTCTTTCTCTATCACCAAATCCAAATCCAGTGCCACCAGTACCACTTCCAACATCCTTTGCTTCATATTTCAGAAGTGTAAACTTTATAAAATCTTGTGACGCAAGTCTTCCTTTGGGATAAGATAATTTTCCAAAAGAACCTGCCTTTTCTCTAGTTCCTGATCTAGTTTTTGTATCTTTTCCAAAATCTTTTAATTCTTGAAGTGCTTCAGTATTATCGAGCACAATATCATCTGGATCTGCATCATCTGGAGTGTCTTCTTTCCCGGTTTTTAATAATTCTCTTGCTTGTTTGATTGCTGCCTTTTCATTCTCCACCTTAGCTTTTTCTGGTGGTTCTCCTTCATTATTTCTACCAGTGGTTTTATCTTTTACAATCGTTTCTTCTGCAAATTCTCTAATTGCTTTTTTGCCTTCATCAGTTGCTAAAAACTTCTCTTCAAAACCTCTTGCACCTTTAGTAAGAGTTCTATCGAACACAAGATTTCCGTCTTTATCGAGAGTTGCTACTTTTCTATCTTGACCAACCTCTTCATTCCACACTTCCATTTCACCAGTGGCTTTATTCACCTGCATGAAGTAAGCTTCATCACTACCAGGAATTAGTCTTTTTCTGTATTTGGAATCGGCACTTGCTCCATCCGTTCCATAAAATCCACTTTTAGCCGTGGTCATTGCACACTACTTTTTTATCTATTTAGTACTATCTTTTCGTAATCTAGTGACAACAAGTCATCGAGTTCGTCTTGCTGAACGACATAAACTTGAGTGCCCATCTCTTCCCAGGTATACTGTCTGTAATCTCTGAGATGAAAGTTAATTCCACGAAATCCCCATGGAAATATATCCCTTACCGCAACCAGTGGGTGCTGATCATATCTTAACCTGGGAGTCTTTGCATAATACTTAAAAGTGCAGATGGTTCCTTCTTCAGGTATGGGTTTTACAGTATCATTCAGAGCATACATAATCAACTCCATTCTATCATCAAGATTCTTCTCAGATTGAAGGTCTTGTCTTATGGATTCGATACGGTTCATTTGATTCTGAGTTCGTCTTCTGTGATTACTTTAAAGTTTATTCTTCTGTCTTCACAGAACTCAACTGCTGCTTTCCACTTTGCTTGATTCACTGCATAAGTTTTGCACTCATACAGATATGACTTAGTAACTCTTGATTTCTTTTTTGGTGGTTGTGTTTGTCTCTTTGGTTTCACTTCAACCACATAAGTTTTGATTTGTCCTGTACTTTCTTTTACTTTAATGATAAAGTCTGGAAAATATCTATGGACTCTCCTATCAACTGGTGAGATATATGGAATCCAAAACTCCTCACTTCCCCACTCAAGAATGTTCTCATTTAGATCACAGTAACGACAAAACTTTCTTTCCCAACTACTGCGACAAATAATATTGTCAGCATTACCTTTATATTTCTTTGGGAATGAAGGTTTGTATTTACTTTTTATACTTTCTCCCATACATAGTATATAAGGTAAAAACTATTTATAGATGCCCAATCTAAAAACTGTTGCTGACATTAAGTCATCAATTCTAAGACCTTCATTAACTTCATTCTTTGAAGTTCAGTTTGCACTTCCCTCTGCGGGTCAAGGTGGAGACAGTGCATTCAAGAAATTTCTTAAAGAAGATGGTGTTACTTGGCCAACCTCTCAGGGGACATTGAATTTGTTGTGTTCCGAAGCATCCCTTCCAGGATCTAGTGTTGCATTGCTTGAAGTTAATAATGATCGCACTGGTGTTACTGAGAGACATGCTCACAGAAGAGTTTTTGATGATAGGATTGATCTTACTTTTTATGTTGACGTTGAGCAATATCTTCCAATCATGTTCTTTGAGTCTTGGATTAGATTTATAACTGGATCTAGTAGTGTAGGAGATTTAAAATCAAAAGAATATCATTATAGAATGAATTATCCTGATGAATATACTGCTGATCAGGGACTTAAGGTGGTTAAGTTTGAGAGAGATTATAAAAGGGGAAATTCTGGTGGATCTACTGGGTATCCTAGTGGATGGAATGCTACTAATCAAACATTAGAGTATGAATTTTTCAGAACATTTCCTATTGCAATTAATTCGATGCCAGTATCTTATGAAGCATCTAATCTTTTAAAATGCACCGTCTCCATGTCATATATTCGTTATGAAGTTAAGAGAAAAAATTCTCCTACCACTACTACATCAGAATCTAAGACAACCCCTGCAAATCAATTCTTGAATAGAAATTTGGGTTTATCTTTCAATGAATATTACAATAACTTCGGTGACAACTTACAGAATGCTACCAATAGTGCAGACTTTGTTGATGGATCTAACCAAGGTCGTGGCAATCGAGGTAGAGTATTTGGAGAAGCCATAGCATAACCAACTAAATAATCACACTGAACTTCTATAGGACATCATGCCTTTACCAAAGATTGCTACACCAACGTATGAACTTGAATTGCCATCAACGGGAGAACCAATTCAATATAGACCTTTTCTTGTAAAAGAAGAAAAGATTCTTGTAATTGCCTTAGAAAGTGAAGACACTAAACAAATCACAACAGCTATTAAGTCTGTTATCAAGAACTGTATTAAGACAAAGGGAATTAAAGTAGAGACTCTTCCTACCTTTGATATCGAATATCTCTTCTTAAACATTCGTGGTAAGTCTGTTGGTGAAGAGATTGAAGTTAATATTATTTGTCCAGATGATGGAGAAACTGAGGTTCCAGTTACGATCAACATTGATGACATTCAAATTCAAAAGGATGATGATCATGACAACAAAATCAAAATTGATGATCAAATCACTATGGTGATGAAGTATCCTTCATTGGATCAGTTCATCAAAAATAATTTTGATTTCAAAGAAGGCAGTCAAATGGATCAGTCATTTGAATTGATTGCATCTTGTATTGATTCCATCTGTAGTGAGGAAGAGGTTTGGGCAACTGGAGATTGTACAAAGAAAGAACTGAATGAGTTCCTTGAGTCCATGAACTCGTCACAGTTTAAAGGTATTGAGACATTCTTTGAGACGATGCCTAAGTTGTCTCATACAATTTCTGTTACTAATCCAAAAACTAAAGTTAAGAGTGACGTTGTACTTGAGGGACTGGCATCTTTTTTCGCGTAGGCATGGTTCATATGAACCTTGAATCATATATCAAATTAAATTTTTCGTTAATACAATACCATAAATATTCATTAACAGAGATTGAAAATATGATACCATGGGAACGTGATGTTTATGTTGCTTTATTACAGCAGCATCTTGAAGAAGAAAAACTAAAACATCAACAAGCGAATGGCATCGAGGACTAGCACCGATCCAATAGAAATACTCTTAGAGATGGGTGTAGACCTAGACAATCTCTCCGAAGAGGAGGATTATCTTAGTGCTCTAAAAGAAGCCATTGCAACCATTCAATTTCAAACCAAGGGTGCAGGAGACGAGAGGTCTACCATCCTTCAGCAAGAAGTAGTAAAGGTAAGAAAGCAAAGAAAAGCAGCAGACCCTAAGTTTAAAGCAAGAAAGACAAAGATATCTGCAGATGTATTTAAAAAAGGATCTGCTACAGGAGTTAATATTGCACCAAAAGCATTACCGACTAGTGCATTAGTTCCTTATCAGGCACCTGAAACAGAAGAAGAGGGTGAGGAAAAGAAGAAGAGAAAACCAAAAGAGAAAAATCTTCTAGCAGAAATTGCTAAGTCTGTTACTAACATTGCCGACATACTTAAAGATCAATATAAGTTAAAGAAAAAAGAAGGTGAGTTTGATAGAAAGAAAGCACAAAATGATAAAAGAAAATTACAAGAGGCAGGATTAGAAAAAAGGTTCAAAACACTTTTCAAGACAGCACAAAAAATAATTGCACCTGTTAGAAGTTTATTTGATAAGATACTTGGATTCCTATTTAATGT